ACTTGACTTTTAGTGCAAAATAGTGTATAAGCAAACAAACCAACCAAAGGAGGACAATTTGATGTCTAATAATGAAGTAGCTAACATAGACGGTCTATCACAAGATCAGATCATGTCTATGATTGGCCAAGAAAAATCTTCTACTGGCAACTTCTTACCGAAGCTAGCCATAAATAGATTTCCAGAGAACGATGATGGTGCAGAAGTACCCGTAGGATCATACGGTGTATATGTTCCTGAACTAGATAGCATGGCTTACGGAAAGCCAGTAACGTTTAGGCCATTCATGAATGCATACCAATACATGAAGTACGATGCAGAAAAGAATGAGTACAGCAACAGAAGTATAATCTTTAAGTCTTGGAAAGATGAGGCTATAGATATACAAGGTGGCACAAGGTGTGGTAAGATACCAGCAAAAGAACTTGCTAACATTTCTGATGAAGAAAGAATGAAACAGAAAGCGATAAAGTGCTATCGTTTAGTTTATGGTTTAGTTTCTTTTAAAGGTTCTCTTCCAGGAGGAGAAGCAACAGAGGTTAAAGATTTACCTGTGTTGTGGAAAGTAACAGGCAGTAACTTTAAGCCTGTTGGTGAGGCAATAGAAAGTCTCAGACGCAGAGGCAAGGTTATGTTTAACCATACACTTGATCTTAAAACCATGAAGAAGAAAGCAGGTAGCAATGTATTTTATGTATCAAACATATCAGTTAATCCAGAGGAGGTTACATTTACTGACAAAGAGAAAGAGATTCTCTTATCTTTTCAGGATGTTATCAACACTGAGAACGAAGAGGTAGTAGAACTATGGCGTTCTGCTAAAAAATCTTCTCCTACTACAGCTGATGCAAAGATCATAGAAGCAACTCAAGATCTAGAAGATGATCCAGCGGAGATACTTGCTTCGTGAGTTCAGACATCCTAGAAAAAGTTAGGGTGTTTCTTGAAGCTGCATCGAAAGATGCGGTTGAGGTATCCGATGATTTGATTGACCAGTTTGGTAAGGCTTGTGCTGATTCATTCCGCAAGCAATTTACTGACCAAAGAAAAAAAGAGTTTGGTCTTAGAGCATCAAACATCGGAAGACCTTTATGCCAATTACAGATGGAGAAGAGGGGTATCAAAGGAGAGTCACAGCCATATAATTTTAAGATGAGAAATTTTTTTGGTGATTTAGTAGAGCAAGCCGCTATGATAATTATGAAAGCATCTGGTGTAGAGGTACAGTCAGAGCAGACAAAGACAGAATATAAATTAGATGGCGTAAGTGTCAACGGCACACTTGATGTAGAGATTGAAGATAAAGTATGGGATATCAAAAGTGCATCACCATGGTCATTTACTAATAAGTTTGGAGAGAATGGTGGCTTTCATGCAGTAGCAGACGATGATTTATTTGGATATCTAGCACAAGGCTATATGTACGCAGAGGCTAGGCAAAAACCTTTTGGTGGGTGGATTGTTATTAACAAATCTACAGGAGAATGGGTACTAACAGAAGCACCAATAGCTGATGATGAATACAAAGAGAAAGCAATTAGCGATATTGATAATAATATTAGAGCTATAACTTTAGACAAAGAATTTAAAAGATGTTTTAAAGATGAAGATGAGTACTTTAGAAAGAACAAGACAGGCAATAAAATTCTAGGTACGGCATGTAGTTTCTGCCCTTACAAGTTTCCTTGTTGGGGAGAAAACTTGCAGATGCTGCCACAACAGCAATCGCAAGCAAAAAACCCTAAGTGGGTTTGGTACACAGAGGTCAATAATCCAAGGGTAGATGATGGCTTCTAGTGTACGCAGTAGAAAAGCCAAGGGGCGAAGGCTTCAAAACTGGGTTAGGGACGCACTGCTAGGTGCGTTCCCTAGCTTAAAAGTAGACACAGATGTATGGTGTGCTATCATGGGAGAATCTGGCATAGACATCAAACTATCTGAAAAAGCCCAAAAGCTATTCCCATTCTCTATTGAATGTAAGAATAAAGAAACATGGAAAGGATTGTATGATTCTTATGATCAATCTATTTCTAATGCTAACTTAGAACCTGCTGTAGTATTAAAGATGAATGGCAGGAAACCCCTTATTGTACTTGACTGTATGTCGTTTATAGGTATAATAAAACAAAACAACAAAGGAGAATAATATGGTTACATTTTATAATGAAATAAAAGACGAAGACATAGAACTTATGGCAGAAAAATTAGAAGAGGAACAGCAGGCTGCTATTCATAATCTTCAAGCTAAAAGAAAAAAATTAATAGAGACTGGAGTTCCTGAAGACGATGATAATATAAAAGGTTTAGATGAATTAATAGGAAATATATAATGTCAGACAATAAAGTAAGCCTATTTGATTCCGTATCTGTAGTAATTACCCCACATGAAAAAGGATTTACTTGTGGTATTATAGATCCTAAACCACCAACAGACAGAGATCTTTGTTCTTACATAGCTAAAGGAATAGTTAGGTTTATAACTACAAATGCTGACATAATATATGAAGAGGGCATGCAAGGATTTTATGACGATGATGTGGAAGATAATAGAAGTAATGGAAGTGATAACGTAATTGATCTTTTCAATTTTAAAAAAGGAGACTTAAATTAATGACAACACACTTAGTAATAGGAGACCCCCATTGTACACCTCATGCTAGTAATGAAAGATTTACCTGGGCAGGCAGAATGGCAAAAGACTTAAAGGTAGATAAGGTTATTTGTATGGGAGACTTTGCAAGTATGGATTCTATGTCTAGCTATGACAAAAAGAAAAAATCATTTGAGGGTAGAAGATATAAGAAAGATATAGAGCATGCACATGATGCACTACAAAAGTTTAATGATGGTATAGGCAAGCATGATGCTGAGATGCATATGTTGCTAGGCAATCATGAAGATCGTATACTTCGTATGGTAGAAGATAACCCAGAGCTTGAAGGGCACATGACTATAGAAGATCTAAAGTATCCAGAGTATGGCTGGCATACATATGATTATAGATATCCTGCAGTCATAGATGGTGTATACTACTCACACAACTTTCCTAGTGGAGTTATGGGTACGGCTATATCAGGTGAGAACATGGCTAGAGCATTAGTGAATAAGAATAAAGTATCATCTACTGTTGGGCATTCTCATCTACTAGACTATGCCATTGCATCTAAACCATCTGGTAAAAAAATTATGGGATTATCTGCAGGTTGCTACTTGACACACAAAGAAGCATATGCATATAATACACAGAGACTATGGTGGAGTGGACTTATAGTGAAACGTAATGTAAAAGGTGGAGAGTATGATATTGAAACTGTTAACGTACAGGAGGTAAAGAAAAGATATGGCAGATGATGTAAATTTTCCACAGCATTATAGACAATCTAATACAGAAACTATTGAATTAATTAGAGAGTCAATGACTACCGAAGAGTTCCATGGATATCTAAAAGGTGCATGTATGAAATATATGGCTAGATATAAGTACAAAGGCCAACCTGTACAAGATTTAGAAAAAGCTCAATGGTATTTAAATAGATTAATAGTTGAAGTGCTAGAAGTAGAAACAGAAAGAGAGGCAGAATAGTGATGCAGCCTATACACAAACATTTACTTATATTTGCAAAAGTAAATAAATTTCCAAATGAGAAAGAAGAAAAAGTAGTAACTGACTTTATGGAAAAATTAGTTGAAAAGATAAACATGAAACTTATAGCTGGACCCATTGCAAAGTATGTATCAGATCAAGGCAATATAGGATGGACATCTGCACTACTATTAAGTACAAGCCATGCGGCTATGCACATATGGAATGAGTGGGGTACTATGCAACTTGATGTGTACTCTTGTAAAGAGTTTGATGAACGTTTAGTAATTGCCTTTTTAAAAGAAACATTTGATGCAACTATTATCAAACACAGAATTATTAACAGAGATGGAGGGTTAAATGATGAAGAGGGATTAAAAATAACAGAATTCAAATAAAGGCACCAAACTTGCACATACAAGAGAATGTGGGCCTTTATGCTACCCAAGTATCAACTAAAGTAGAATCGTTTAAGTTTACTATATCTAAGAAAGAAAAATTTTAATTAAAGGAGAATAAAATGGCAGAACAAACTACAGAAGAGCAAATGCAAGAGGCTAATAGATTAGCAGACAAGCAGTACATAATATCGGCATCTCAAGTACAAAGTATACTAAGATATCTATTTACTAGACCATATGGAGAAGTAGTGCAAGGTATTGAAGTATTATCAAGAGGACTAAAAGAATTAGATCCAAACATTAAGGCTGATTTTGTAGCAAAGAATACAGATGGTAAAAAGTAAATCACATCTGTTTGGAATGAATATCCATTTGACTGGTTCAAATGAGATAGCAATCAACCTAGATTACCCAGAGCCAAGTGTTGTGCAGCAGGAACTAAATAATATAGAAGAAAGGTTTCATGCCAATATTTTATCTGCGGTAATCAGGCATTGTAAAAGCAATGCTGAAAAACTTAATTACGAAATAAAAGATTTAATAGAAAGGTTATAATGGATAACGTGGCTAGAATAGAAGTACCAAATAGAATGAGAAGCAATACAGTCCGTATGGATATTGACGATCGAAGAGTAATAGCAATAGTAGATTATACCATGAATGCAGATGGCATCACGCCTATGGCTATATGGGTTAAGATACGACCAAATGAAAGCACTCTGGATAGAGAGCTTAGAGCATCTGGAAAGGCAGTATCTTTACTGTTGCAATATGGGTGTAGTTTAAAAGAGATAGCAGAAACTTTTACTAAAGACTCTATCATAGGTGCTGCTGTAACTTATATACAAAAAAATATAGAAAGTATATTAGCAGGTGAGGAACTAGAAGGTAAGGTTCCTAGATTAAGTACCGATCCGTATAAAATTAAGTAGATAAATCTTCTCTAGCTCTCTGGCTATTTAAATATTGATCAAGTGATTGAAAGTCAGAGGCTGGACCCTCAAAAAATTTATCTCTAAGAATCTCCATTTCTTCATCAGAATATTTTGGTGCTTGTGCTACAATCATAGTAGCTGATTCTTTATCACCAAGCCTAGACATTAAACCTTGTAATGCTTCATTATTAATGACAGTAAATTTACCTTTTCCCGTAGGTATTATCATTTCAGGACCCTTTTCTCCAACAACTAATGGGCCATCTATCGTTGCATCGGTAAGTCCTTCTGCAGCATAGGTAATAGGCCTTGCTCCTAAACCTTGAGGAACATCTTTAGCTACTACATTACCTGTTTGTTTATTATCTGTAGTTTCTGCAGAAGATTTAATAGTTTGATTTCTTTCTGCTGTCATAGGTGCAGATTTTTCTAATGTTTGTGCTGCAATTAAAGTAGAATCTACAAGATAATCAGGTTGTTCCATATTAACAAGAGCAGGAGTTGCTTCTTGTTTTGGAGCAGTAGCCATTATATTTTTTCCTGGAGTCATAATTGCTTCGGTAACAGGCGATGGAGTTAGGCTTTTATCTAAATCTCTTTGCTTGTATATTTTTTTTGGTGCTAATGTGTCTACCATATCTTCTCCTAGTTAAGTAACGGATTATTCTGTTCCGCTTTTATTTCTTCTATTTTTGCATCAAGGTATTCTAAAGCAGCCCCATTAATTTTTATATCACCTTTAATGGCTTCTATTTCTTTAATGATATCTGATAGATCTACTTCTTGATTTATTACAAATTCTTTATCTTCTAGCTGTGCTATACGATTATTAAACTCACCCCAAGCCATAAAACCTCCACCAATGGCACCAATAACGCCCACGAGTGCGGCATAGCTAGCTAGTTTATTGAATATTCCTTGCATTTAATAACTCCATAAGATTTCTATACGCATC